TCATCCAAAAATTTTTGATACATCCTGTGCAGCGTTCTTGCGCATCTCATCTGAATAGTGGACGTAGACATTCATTACAGTATTGATATTGTCACCAAGTAAACTTGCTACTGTTTTAATATCAACACCATTCGCAAGAAGTGTTGTTGCATAGGTGTGACGAAATGCATGGATAGTTTTATTGGGAACTATCGTTCTAATAGCATAATTAACATTACCAGTACTGCTAGTATTAATATTAAATAATCGCTCGGTATTAGAGATTGATTTATACTCTAATAATATATTGGATAGAATAGGGGGGATAGGAAGCGTTCGAATACTATTTCTTGTTTTCGGTTCCTTTACTCCGAATGTGTTATTTGACGTCCTAGACCATTGTTTGTTAATTCGAATGGTATTATAAGCCAAGTCTATATCAAGCCATGTTAGGGCTAAAATTTCTCCATATCTAGCCCCTGTATATCGAGCAATGCATAGTAGGGTATATAGTTTTTTATTATCTATATATGTTTTTAACAATAAATCCATTTCATCTATGGTAAAAGTTGTTAATGATTTATATGTTTTAGTTGTAAAACGTTTAATATCTGCTACAGGGTTAGATCGTATAATTCGATATGGTTTAATAGCGAAATTAAAAACAGACTTCAGGAAAGTGATGTGCATATTCTTTGTACGATTGGCAAATTCAATGTCAGAGAGCGTTTTGAATATCATCTGATGTGATATATCCCTAACACGTTTTTGATGCAATACAGATAGATTTTTAATGATATATTGATATACTAATTTTGTATTTTCTGATATACCAATCTTTTCCCGCATATACAATTCACACAATTCAATAAATGTAATATTTTTAAGACTGTCATCAAGAGGATTGGTGACAGTCTTTCTTAATTCATCAATAATTTTTTGTCCATAAAGCTTTGCTTCTCTTTGAGTAGAAAAACCCTGCTTGGACTTTTGTTTCCATTTGATCCCGTCTTTATAACTGACAATAATTTGGTAACCTTTGTCTTTTTTACGAATGGTAAAGTTGTATTGCATGGTTACACATCCTTACTATTAACCACGTGATAAAAGAATTCCTCATCTATATCTTCATCTAATTCTCTGTCGTGAGCGATCCGTTCTATTAGATTGATATGTTCCTTAGAATGAAAGTCATCGTGTTTAATATGTCCTAATTCGTGTAGTACACTAACTCGTTGAGCATCTAATGGCTTATTTAAATTAACCAGTATTGAATGACTGCCATCTTCATTAAGACGTACTACTGCTGTTTGTGTTTTCTTTAATTGCGTATAAATTAAATTAATAGACATAACCATACCCCTCCCCAATAGAATTAGTCATCGCGACAAAATATATAAGTTTATATCACTAATTAAACTATTAATTTTATAAACAACATCAGATAGTTGTCGTTTTATAGATACTATTTCAGCTGTATTATCATCAATATTATTACTTAGAGAATGTAAATCATCACTGAATGATGCTATTTTACTTTCTATTTCGTCTATACGTTTAGATAACTTATCTGAATCATTATTAAAAGAAATATTAGAAACTGCATTGGAAAGATTATCAACTCTTTGCGTGAGTGTAACAATATAAATACTTTGTGCAATAATAGCAATAATCAATACTATAAATAAGGATATCTGTTTCTTATTCATTTTATTTCCCCTCACGTTTCTTTAATCCCTCAATTAAATTAACTACAAAATCAATATCATCTTTTGACATATCCTCAGCGGCATCAAACAACAATCGCATATCAGGATTATCTTTCAATTTGTTTGCATATTCTGCTACTTCCGGATCTATGTAATATGAATCATTTATATCTGACTTGTCTTCAATTAAATCTGATTTTTCTACACCAAAATAATTAGCCAGCTGTTCAATTTTGTTCATTCTAGGCATCTTAGTTCCATTAACCCATGTTGAAACAGTTGATTTATTTAATTTCAAATCAGCTACTAAATCCGCTTGTGTCTTTTTGTTTGCTGCTAATAAATTGCTAAGATTTTGAGCAAACACTCTCTTGTAATTAGAATCCATAATAAGCTCCTATTCTCCTCTCCTGCGTACCTATATATTAATACTTAAAGTAGTAAAACACAATACTATTTTATAAAAAAGTTTACTTTTAGTATTGACATTCTACTTTTAGTAAACTATACTAATAATCAAAGGAAGGAGGGATACATTGAAGCGATTGAAAATTTCTTTAAAAGCGGCGAGAGTTAACGCAAATCTATCACAAGAAGAAGTAGCAAGGAAAATGAAGAAATCTAAGGTTACAATCAATAACTGGGAAAATGGAAAAACAGAAATTGATTATGGGAATTTAAATGAATTGTGTCGATTATATTCTGTCACCATGGATGATATTCTTTTGCCTTATTAGTCTACTTTAAGTAGAAAAGGAGAAAAAACATGAAACAGTTCATCAACAGAAAATTTAATGATGCCCTAAACAACAGCTTTTTAACTGTAATGAATGACGAACTTGATTACAAACGGGAGATATGGGGACTAGAAAATATTACTAACTATGGTTGGGAATGTTTTCAGGATGAAGCCATAGATAAGGCTCATGAAAACGAATCCGACGTACTTCGTCGGCACTACGGAAAGCTTGGTTCTCATCAAAACGTATATGGTCGTTGCTTTAATCCGATTTCTTAATAGGCGGTGGTTTAAATGCTAGTCCAAAATCAAAAAGACCTGTTAGTAGCTAACAATGTCTATGGACACCAACCTCAAGTATTTGGGTGGGCTGGTCGTAATGCTGAGTATGCACAATATTGGCGAAAGATCATCAAAGATTATTTCGCAAAGCGGCATACAAGCAAATTATTTAGAAAATCTATCCACGGCAAAATTAAAAAATGTCGTGAAGCAGATAGAATGGCAAAAATGGAGGCACATTATGCAAGATATTAAAAAACGTTTAAAAAAGTACATATTGTACATTATTGAATCAAGATCTACACCACAGATACTTCCAGAGCTAATTAGACAGTATGAAGTACTAGATGAAAAATATCCGGATTTTAAAGAAGCGACAGCTCCGGTTGAAGAAGCGCCATTCGACTTTGAAGATGCTCTTTTACCACATGTTAAAGCAATTACACAAGCATTAAAAAAACAAATGACGTTAACTGGCTCTAGTTTTGATTTAGCCATCTATAGTTCTTGTACAGTTCTTAATGAAATAGATAATAGCAGTACTCCAGTCAAAGGTGCACGTGTTATTTATGTGGATGAAGAATAGCAATGTGCCCACTTGTTTATACAATAAAAGACGTTGCAGAACTACTCCAATGTAGTGAAAGCAGCGTCAATAATCTTAGGGAACGTGGAATCCTTCGTGAAGTAAAAGGACTTCCGGGCGTCCGCTTCAATAAAAAAGAAGTCGAGGCGCTAGTAGGGATTGTAGATGAATATAGTCCACTACAATACAGGAAGTTAGAAAAGGAGCGTGATGAACTACTAAAAGAAAATAAAAAGTTGAAAACGAGCATAAGAAAAATAACCAGTGATTTACTGGTTATGGTAGGAGGGAAGTTGAAGTTATGATTACTGCTTTAAAATGGGCGGCGTTTATATGGATTATTGGATCCATGGGAAGCCTAGAAATCGATAGAATTGGGTTTTTACAGTTTCTATTACAAGTCATTATTGGTGGACTGGTTTGGGTATCCGCCAATGTATATGAAAATGAAAACGCCCGCTAACCGGCAAGCTAAACGGGCGTAGGTAAATAACACCTATAGAAATTATAACACGGAGAAGAAAAATGCAAAAAAAAATCGAAATCATATTAACACCTAAAGAAAATGGCGGTCATGATATGGAATTTATCTTAAATAAAGATGAATTTAATGACGGAGTACTAGAAGTTACCACCCTTTTGGCTGCAGCTGTTCATAACTTTGGACATAAAAATCTTAATACTACGCAATTTGTAGCATTTTTAGAAGCCGAAAAAGATATGTGTGAAAAACGAAAAGGAATGGCTCTTTTAAATGAGCTGCTTAATATATTTGAAAAGGAGAAAACAAATGAATGAAAAACAACAAGTTTTAAATCTAACTAATATTTGTGATGGAAAGTTAGAAGCTGAATTTGAGGAAATGTACAAAGATGCATTACGAAAAATCTCAAAAGGTCAGAAAGCTAAAATTACCATCAACATTGAAATGTTACGAGTTCCAGATACTGATACTATCGTAGAACTTGGTTACAATATCAAATCAACGTTACCAGCTATCTCACGTCGTGCTATTGGTTCTTATGCGGATGACTTCACCGTTAAAGTCGATGTCAACGAAAAGCCAGAATTGGAAGTTCTAACATTTAATTCAACAACAGAAAAGAGAGGTTAACACAATGGAAGAAAAATTTAACTTAAATGTACAAGCAGCAGAAAATGGTGAAGTTATTGTTCGTCATGGCGAAGCCAATGATGTATTTCAATATCACGGATTTAGATATGAACTTAGTAGTGCTGAATCATTTGTTAAAGGTGTAAAAGCTAAGGGCGACACTAAGAAATCCGTTATTACATATTCAGATAGAAAAGTTGTAGCCGTAACAGACTGCACCGTAACAGATCGTACACAAGACAAAATTGTATATGAATTTCAAAAAAGCGAACAATTTAAAGAATGGTACTCCATCTTTGATCTAAGTTTAACGCAAAAAGAAATGCTTGATTTACTCCGAATTCATGAACATGAAATCGAAGATTACGAAAAGCTTTTAATTGCTGTTAGAAACTTCAAATACGTAACACAAACGGAAGGCGATTTTACTAGAACTGATGATGACAACTATGTTATGAGCATCAAAGTAAAAGAAGCGGAAGGTACTTTAAAGATGCCTCGCTTTATCTTTGTAAACATGGTCATTCTTAATGAAAGCCAATTTACTCAAAAAGTTGAAGTGCAATTAGACATCATTAAGCCTAAAGATGAAGGGGATAAATTATCATTCAAGTTATCTTGCCCAATTATGAATCGTTACATTAAAGATGCCATCAAATCTGAAACAGATTCAATTAAATCTGAATTAACCAATTACTTGTTATTGGCTGGTACTCAAGAATAAGGAGCAAATACATGAAGGAATCTATAAAAATAAACTCATTCGAACTGGAAAATGTAAAGCGTGTTAAAGCCGTTTCTTATGAACCATCACCTAATGGGTTAACCATTATTGGTGGAAAGAACGGACAAGGGAAAACATCCATCCTTGATGCTATTGCTTGGACACTAGGTGGTGCGAAATTTGAACCATCTAGTGCAGTACGTGATGGAAGTTATAATCCACCTAAATTAGAAGTAAAACTCTCTAATGGGCTAGTGGTTACACGTAGTGGTAATAGCAGCACATTAAAAGTCGTAGATCCAGAAGGTAAAAAATCTGGTCAACGTATTTTAGATGGTTTTATTGGGCAACTAGCCTTAGACCTTCCTAAGTTCATGGAAATGAGTGATAAGGAAAAGGCAAATGAACTTTTGAAATTATTAGGCGTAGAAGACGAATTAAATAAACTCGAAGGTAAACACCAAGAGGTGTACGCAAAACGTCATTCTATTGGTCAAATTGCAAATCAAAAAGATAAGTACGCTAAAGAGTTAGTTGGCTATGATGATGTACCACTTGAACCAATTAGCGCATCAGAACTTATCCAACAACAACAAGCCATCTTATTGAAAAATGCAGAGAACCAAAAGAAACGTAACAACGTTTCAGCTATTCAAGCTCAAATGGTTACTGTAAATAACTTGGTTGATGAAGCGCAAAAGAAACTGGAAGAACTTCAAGCTAAGCAAGCTCAATTAGCTGAAGATTATGATATTGCAACAACGGCAGCTAAAGACCTTGAAGATGAATCTACGGCTGAACTCGAGGAGCAAATCAAAAATGTAGATGCCATTAATCAAAAGGTACGTGCTAATCAAGAACGTGCAAGAGCATTGCAGGAGGCCGCTGATTATAAAGCAGATTATGATAACTTGACTGGTGAACTTGAAACTATCAGGGAAGATAAAAATAAACTGCTTGAATCTGTACAAATGCCATTATCAGGATTATCCATTCAAGATGGCGTCCTTATCTATAATGATCGGCAATGGGACTGCATGAGCGGTGCTGAGCAGCTCAAAGTAGCTACGGCTATTGTTAGAGCTTTAAATCCTAAGTGCGGATTTGTACTTATGGATAAACTCGAACAAATGGATGTAGACACTATGAAAGAATTTGGGGCTTGGCTTGAATCGGAAGGCCTACAAGTCATTGCAACTCGTGTTACTAATAACCAAGATGAATGCTCCATCATTATTGAAGATGGACACATCAAAGGTGAAGAGTACAGTAATGTGGCAGCACCAGTTAATAAAACTAAACCTGAAAATGAATGGGGTGATTTTTAATGAATATTACAACTGGTAAACGAAAACGAGCTCAGAAGGTCGTTGTGTATGGTACTGAGGGCATTGGTAAAACAACCTTTGCTAGTCACTTCCCATCCCCTGTATTTATCGATACGGAAAGTAGCACAGACCATTTAGATGTGGCTCGTACAGATAAGCCTACATCGTGGCAAATGCTAATTTCCTTTGTTAAGGAATTTGCAACAATGCCGGGGTTCTATCGGACTTTAGTCATTGACACTATCGACTGGGCGGAACAGTTATGTGTTGAATTTATTTGTGCGAAACATAATAAATCTGGTATTGAAGACTTTGGTTATGGCAACGGTTATGTATTTGTCCGTGAAGAAATGGGCCGTTTCTTAAATCTACTTGATGAAGTTATCAATGCAGGTATGAACGTAGTGCTTACTGCTCATGCTCAAATTCGTAAGTTTGAACAGCCAGATGAACTCGGAGCCTATGATCGATTTGAATTGAAACTTGGCAAAAAGACAGGAAGTCAAACCTCTCCACTTATTAAAGAATGGGCGGACATGGTATTATTTGCCAACTATAAAAACGAAATCATTACTACTCAAACAAACAAGAAGAAAGCAACCAATGGTAAACGGTTGATGTATGCCACCCATAATCCTGCGTGGGATGCTAAAAATCGACATGGGCTACCAGATATGATGCCATTTGAATATAGTCAAATCGCTCATGTTATTCCAGATGATGTACTACCAATTGCTGCAGCACAAGAATTAGCACAAGCCGCTAATAATGAATATGCTCCAGAAGTAATGAATGCGACTAAAGAACAAGTTGGGGAAGTTACTACAACACAACCTGTAATAACACCACCTCAGGAAAATGTTGACACCAACAAAAACGAAACACCATTAGTTGAAACGGCTATTCCTAAACCGTTAAAAGACTTAATGGTTAAAGATGGTATCACGTTAGAGCAAGTTCAATCAGTAGTTATCGCTCGTGGTAAGTATCCAGCTGGTACACCATTTGAAAATTATGATCCAGAATTCGTTAATGGATGGATTATCCCATTCTGGCCAAATATTATTGAAGCAATTAAGAAAGGAAATTAATTATTATGACAGCACAAAGCAATTTTGAAACATTCGGTAAAGCAGAAGAAGTATATTCATTTGACCAACCTATTTTAGCGGAAGAACGTGAATATACGTTACTTGAAGCTGGTTCTTATCCATTTGTAATCACTAATGTAGAAAAGAAATTCTATGAACCTAAAGAAGGTAGCAAGTTGCCATCTTGTCCACAGGCTCAAATTACACTCGAAGTAGATGGTGGTGATCAAGGTAAAACAAAATTGATTCACAACCTTTTCTATACGAAATCTACAATCTGGAAAGTTACAGAACTATTTATGGCCGTAGGACTAGCTAAAAAAGGTGAAAATTACAATCCGGACCCTGAACAATTATTGGGTAAATCAGCCATGTGTGAATTGTCACAACAAGGCTATGTGAAAAATGATGGTAATAATGGTACTCGTAACGAAATAAAAAAATGTTTTGCAAACCCTAATGCTCAAACCAATGGATACGGTGCATTCTAATGGAACTCAGACCGTATCAACAACAAGCTGTAGATTCGATATGGCATGAATGGGAAACGGTTAATAAGACATTATTAGTTCTTCCGACTGGTACAGGTAAAACAATTTGTTTTGCCAAAGTTGCTGAGGAAGCGGTTCGCAGGGGTAAGCGTGTTCTTATCCTTGCGCATCGTGAAGAACTATTGCAGCAAGCCTCTGACAAAATTATGAGTGCATCAGGTCTTACAACTGCAATGGAAAAGGCTGAACATACATGTATTGGGCAATGGGACCGCATCATAGTAGGTTCTGTTCAAACATTATGCAAAGACAAACGATTGTCAATGTTCAGTAAAACATACTTTGATGTCATTATCATTGACGAAGCACATCATGCTGTATCTAGTAGCTATCAAGCTATATTAAATTACTTTGACCAAGCAAAAGTTTTAGGTGTAACGGCTACACCAGATCGCTCAGATATGAAAAATTTAGGACGTGTATTTGAAAGTTTAGCATTTGAGTACACATTACCTAAAGCTATTCAAGAGGGGTTCTTGTCTAAGATTAAGGTACAAACATTACCGCTAACACTAGATATCTCATCGGTTAAGATTTCAACTGGTGATTTTGCCGTAGGTGATATCGGTAGGGTATTAGAACCTTATTTAGAGGAAATCGCCAATAAATTAATGGAATACAGAGATAGAAAAATCGTCGTATTCTTGCCATTAATTGCTACCAGTCAACGATTCTGTGAAATTCTTAATGAGCGAGGATTTAAAGCAGCAGAAGTAAATGGCAAAAGCCAAGACCGTACAGAAATTACACAAGCATTTGCTGAAGGTAAATATAATGTGCTTTGTAATTCAATGCTGCTCACTGAAGGGTGGGATTGTCCAAGCGTTGATTGTGTTATTGTATTACGTCCAACTCGGTCGCGTGCCTTATATTGTCAAATGATAGGCCGTGGCACACGTCTTTCACCGGGTAAAGATCATCTATTAATTTTAGATTTTCTATGGCATGTAGAACGTCACGAATTATGTAGACCGGCTCATTTAATCGCTAAGTCAGATGATGTGGCCAAACGCATGACGGAAATTCTTGAAGAAAAAGGAATGGACCTTGAAGAATGCGAAAGGGATGCAGAATCTGATGTATTGGCTCAACGTGAAGAAGCACTTGCAAAAGAACTCGCTGCTATGCGCAAGAAAAAAGCACAACTTGTTGATCCATTACAATTCGAGTTTTCTATTCAAGCTGAAGACCTTACCCATTATGTACCAGCCTTTGGTTGGCAAATGAGCGCTATTACAGATAGTCAAAAGAAAACTCTTGAGCAATTGGGTATTAATGGTGACAACATTGAAGACGCTGGCAAGGCATCTATGCTCATTGATAGATTACAAAAACGTCGTGATGAAGGCTTGTCTACCCCTAAACAAATTAGATTCCTTGAAAACAAAGGGTTTAAAAATGTAGGAACATGGACCAATAACCAAGCATCTAAGATGATTAGCCGTATTAGCGCTAGTGGCTGGCGTATTCCTAAAGGTGTAGTGCCTGCTACATATAAGCCACCTGTAGAAGAATTCGTTCCTCAATGGTAAGGAGTAAACATGGAAAGCAAAATTGATTTACGAGAACTACTCGAATATATAGACCCTGCCCAATGCTCCTATGAGGAATGGTTAAACGTAGGACTTGCTCTCCATCAAGAGGGCTATCCTATGTTTATATGGGAAGAATGGTCTGCAGATGATGGAGAACGATTCCATGAAGGTGAATGTGCTGCTAAATGGGAATCATTTGGTCGGTATACTGGAAAACTTGTTACAGGTGCAACGATCACTCAAATGGCAAAAGAAAACGGATGGACATCAAAACGTAAGCTTGAAAATAATGAGGCATTAAGTTTTGACTCCATGGTATTGGCCACAACTCCGGAACAATATCAAGTCGTTGATAAGAACTGGATAGAAGAATCTGATGTTCATATTCCTAAATCATATCCTTTAGAGCAACGTAAACAAGATATTGTTACATATCTGACTACGTTATTTGAGCCGGAGGAGTACGTTGGATATGTAGTTAATACATTTGCATTACCGGACGGAAAACAGTCTCCTACGATGGGAAATTATAGCCGTACGGTACAACAAATCCTAGATGGTATTAACGGTACGACACAATTAGAAAATGTGTTTGGCAGCTTTAACAAAGAAATGGGCGCATGGATTCGCTTTAATCCAATTGATGGTAAAGGGGTTAAGAATGATAACGTAACCGCATTTCGGTATATGTTATTAGAATCTGACAATATGTCGCTCGGAAAGCAAAAAGCTATTCTTGAACAATTAGAATTACCAATTGCAGCCATGGTATTTAGCGGCGGTAAATCAATTCATGCAATCGTTAAAGTTGATGCTTACTCCTATGAGGAATACAGAAAACGTGTTGACTTTATATATTCCATTGCTCAAAAGAATGGCTTTAAACCGGATAAAAAGAATCGTAATCCTAGTCGATTATCTCGAATGCCGGGCGTTATGCGTGATGGTAAACCACAATTTCTTATGGCAACTAACATTGGTAAAGAAAATTATAAGGAATGGGAGGAATGGATCGCATCCGTTAATGATGATTTACCGGAACCAGAAGAACTTGACGCATTATGGGATAACATGCCAGACCTTGCACCTCCATTGATTGAAGGGATTCTTCGTGAAGGACATAAGATGCTCATTGCTGGTCCATCTAAGGCGGGTAAATCATTTGCGCTAATTCAATTATGCATTTCCATTGCCGAAGGTAAGCCGTGGTTTGGATTTGACTGCACACAAGGTAAGGTTCTATACGTCAATTTGGAACTTGATAGGGCATCTTGTTTGCATCGGTTTAAGGATGTATACGAGGCCCTTGAACAGTCACCAACAAACATTGGAAACATATCCATATGGAATTTACGTGGTAAGTCCTTACCAATGGACCAATTGGCTCCTAAGTTAATTCGTAGGGCCCAAAAGCGTAATTACAAAGCTATCATTATTGACCCTATCTATAAGGTTATTACAGGTGACGAAAATAGTGCTGATCAAATGGCTAATTTCTGTAATCAATTTGATAAAGTTTGTACTGAACTTAAATGTGCCGTTATTTATTGTCATCACCATTCAAAGGGGAGCCAAACTGGTAAGCGGTCTATGGACCGTGCGTCAGGCTCTGGTGTATTTGCTCGTGATCCAGATGCATTACTTGACTTACTAGAACTTGAACTCGAGAACATGAACGAGGATAAACTCCAAGATGCTCCTATTGATACTAGCCAATGTACTGCATGGCGAATGGAAGGAACACTCCGAGAATATCCGAAGTTTAAACCAGTGGATTTATGGTTTGAGTACCCGATTCACAAAGTCGATACCAACGGGTTCCTTGCAATGGCTCAATTTGATAGTCCGCAGTCTAAGGGATTAGACAAAATGAATAAACGCAAGCAAGCTATCAAAGAAAAGAAAAAAGAGCAATTGGTAGATGCCTTTAATATTGCCGCTGCTGAAAATGGGTTTAACGGTAGAGCAGATATTAAACGGGTAGCCGAAATTATGGAAGTTAGCGAAATGACCGTTCGTCGATATTTAAGAGAAACACCAATTTTTAATGTCGATAAAGGTGAGTTGTTTAAGGTTGAAGATTGTTAACATATATATATTAACAATTGGTTAACAATAGTAACAACACACCTTATATATATATATAGGTATGTTGTTATTGTTTGTGTCCCAATGTAAGGTGGATTCAAGCTAAGGGGGTAAGGAAAAGGATTTCTGAAATCATCCTTTTCTTACCTCTTCCCCTTAGGTTGAACCCTACATTACAAAAGGGCTTTGAAAATTGTATTGGTTATTATCAATTAAATTCTCAATAAAGGAGGATTAGTTATTGATTATTGAATTTTTCATTCCTCTTAAAAAGGTTCCTACTGTTACACATCAAACTAAGCAGGTGAATACACAATATGGTAAGCCTATCTTTTATGAATCCGATAAGTTGAAACATGCTAAACAAATATTCTTAGCTGGTTTAGCTGATCATGTTCCTAGTGAACCTTTAGAGGGACCTATTCGATTGGTTACCAAGTGGTGTTTCGGTAAAGCGAATTGTAAAGTGCCACATTGGAAAACCACTCGGCCAGATACAGATAATCTTATTAAATTATTTAAGGACTGTATGACCAAGTTGAATTACTGGAATGATGATGCTCAAGTCTGTAGTGAAATTACGGAAAAGTATTGGAATCCAGTTACAGGGATTTGGGTACATATTGAAACGTTGAAAGGTTGATGCTATGAAGAAAAAATTAGTCTACGTCGCCCATCCTTATGGTGGCAAAGAAAGCAATCGTAAAAAGATTGATGTGATCATGGGGGATTTAGTTTTAAATGATACCAGTCATGACTATATTTCCCCAATTCATAACTTTGGGTATGTATATCTAACTGGTGACGATTACCAACGAGGATTAGACATTTGTTTAAGTCTACTTGGACATTGTGACATTTTAGTATTGTGTCCTGATTGGGAATCTAGCCGAGGTTGTAAAGGTGAATTTGAGTTTGCTAAGAAACATAGTATTTCCACTTTTACGTTGAATGAGTGGAAAGGATTAAATCGGATTTGATAAAGGAGACTAAAAATATGTACGAATTACAAACAAAAGCAATTGAAGCAGCTCGTAAAGTGTTGATTGAAAATTTAGGGTATCAAACTGTTGCACCAGAAGATATGTTCATTGTTTGGTTTTGTAAAACCTTACAAAATTGGAAAGCCATTGTTAGTGGACGGACTATCGAAGAATTTATTGAAGTTACACACAATGGTGATCGTAATGAAACATATGTTGATGTGTATTGCAAAACTAAAAATGTGTGCATTAAAGATGAAAGTGAATTAAAAAAAGCTTATTTTAGAGGTAATAAAAAATGAAACAAATTTTATATATAATTTATTGCATGCTAATTGTATCCTCTTTTATTACAGCTTTCTCATTTGCACTTGCAACTGTACTTTGGTTAGTTGGCATCTTAGGCGTAAGTGCATGGGTAGTAGCTAAAACATTTTTGGTTCTTGCAATAAATGTGGTGTCAATTATATTAACAGAAAATAGGATAAACAAATATGAATAAGTTTGGACAGGATTTTAACGATTATTCATTTGATGAATGTGAAACTGTTATTAAGAAAATTGCAAAAGATTTTGAAGAAAAACGACGTGAAGCAATCGCAAAATTATTTAAAATGCCTTTAGGCAACGAAGATGTTATTCCTGAAATTTGTATCCATAAAAGAAACATAAGATTTTCCTATAAAACAAAAGTGGCAATCATTGAATATCAGGAACCATTATGTTTGACTGTTGAACGTGGATTATCTGATTCAATGTCATTGGCTAGATTTGTTAGCGATGTAACAAAAGAAATTGGCCGTTTATATGAAAAAGCAATATGTGACATAAGAAAGAGGCAGATAAATGTATAGGATTATACGTGAAAGCGAAAAAATAAGACTACAACAAAGAATTGATCTATGTGGTGCCATTATTGGATTAATAGTTATGGGTATTTTGCTATTGATTTATTTATTGGTAATGTTGGTATATTTGATTAAATGATGTATGGGCGGTGAAATATCCGCCCTATCATAAGAGGTGAGTAAAATGAACGAAGAAAAGAAAAATGAATTAAGTGTTGGTGAGCCAGAATGGCAGGCTAGATTTCGTGGAGAATATAAACAGCTAAAAGATCGTTACAATAAACTTCACAGAATGATTGTTAAATATGATGCAGGAACCTTAGATTTTAAACCAACTTGTCCTATTGAACTATTGCGTAGACAAAAAGCTGCTATGGGAGAGTATTTAAACATACTTGAAATTAGAGCAGAAATTGAAAATGTGCATGGCTTAGATAGTGATGATAAACCTAAATTAAAAAGCGATTATGAAATAACGAAGAATGGAAGATTTGCATGAGTAACTATAAGAGGTGAGTATGAGAATTTATAGTACTTTATTTGAAAAAGGAATAGGTAATACTATTAACCTTTTAACTTGTGCTTTAACTATTGTTCATATCAATGATATTTACGTACCTAAAATCAGATATGATTTTGATTCTTTTTCTATCAAATATCAAATTGGACCTATTTATATTGAGCATAGAATCAGTATGATGGAAATTCAACATTCCGATTTACCTTTAGAAGAATTTGTGTGTAGTATAAAACGATATGTTTTAATTAAGTACTTCTGTGAATATGAAGATAAAAATAAGTTAATGTGGAATGCAGTACATGATGAAATAAAACAAAATGCAATATCTGATACATTGAAATCTTGTATAAAGTTAGCAGGTGATACCCATGAATGAAATGGTTGTTATAAACATTCTACTAGCGATTTACCTTGTGGTTATTTTTAAAATGTCCTATTACTCTTATCGTGAAGCTGCTGCATTAAAACATTTTATGGTTTCTGACGTATATAGGATGCAATTGCAGAAAATTATTAGATCACAAATACGGGATATGGTGATATGTAGTATTCTGTTTGTATTAAATATTGTTTGTGTGGTGGTCCTATGGTAGAACTTAGCAAAAAAGAATATCGTGAACTGGCATATGAGTATCTACACGAGGCGAGTAAAGCAGCATTACGGATTAAGTCGTTAAAGCGAAATATCCAACGCATTAAAAACGATATCACGTCATTACGGGCTGTAAATTATGGTAAAGAACGAGTAGATGGTGGTGAACCATCTGGGATTGAAGATGATATTAACCGGCTGCTAGATATGGAAATGAGATATAAACGTCAAATCCATGAACTACTTACCAAACGTGATGATGCTTGTCATATGATTGATTCACTAACCAATACAGTTGGATCTATTATCCTCATGCAACAATATATCAATGGTATGTCTGCTAAAGGGGCTTATGCATTTGTTGGATATGGTGAATCACAAGGAAAAGAATATAAGAATTTGGCTCTTCTTGAATTAGGTTATAAACTCCGCCTAAAATCGGCTTAAATCGGCTAATTCCGACCTTTTAAGCCCCCTATATCTATGATATATTGTATGTGGAAGAACATGAGTTCATCTCCTAAGCATTTAGAGTACCAAACGCAAAAAGGCGCATCTTAATTGATGTGCCTTTTTTGCTACCAAAAATAATTATGACACAAATACACTGCATCAAGCACAAATGCTTGAATAATAAAAATGGAATATGTACGGCCAATGAAATATTTTATGATGGCTTATGTCAATCCTATATTACGCATTCAAGTGCTAGTAGAAATTCATGCGGATTATGTGTAAGAAAAAATGGGAAGATGATTCGCAAGGGCGGTAATACATTAAAGTGAGGTGATGATCCATTGCGAGTAAATAGAAAAAACTGGCTAACTGACCCAGATAATTTATTGCGTGCAGAAGGTTGGGCTCGTGATGGCCTTACTGATGAGCAAATAGCAAAAAATATAGGTATTTCGATTAGAACTTTATACGACTGGAAAAAGAGTTCGCCGCAGTTTCTGCAGTCCCTTAAAAGAGGAAAGGAAGTCATTGACCTTGAAGTCGAAAATGCATTGCATAAACGTGCTATGGGTTACGAATATGAAGAGAAAACATACGAGAATGGAAAGCTCGTTAAAGTTGTAAAGAAACAACAGCCCCCAGACGTTACAGCTCAGATATTCTGGCTAAAGAACCGCAATCCTGAAAAATGGAGAGATACTAAAAATATCGATGTCAAAGGTGAGCTTACGGTGTCTGCTATGGATAAATTGAAAGCTGCACGGGAGAAAGCTAATGGAAAAACATGACGAGTTAATAGAGGCATTAGGCGCTCTTACACATGATCCGTTAGCATTTGTATATTTTGCCTATCCTTGGGGAGAGCCGGGGACGCCATTGGAGAATATGGAAGGTCCCGATGAATGGCAAATACAAATCTTAAAAGACATCGGTGAACAATTAAAAAAAGGCAAAGACCTACAAACCGCCATTCAAGAGGCGGTTGCATCTGGCCATGGTATCGGTAAATCTGCACTGATATCATGGCTTATTCATTTTGCGATATCTACTCATGAAAATACTCGTGGCGTTGTTACTGCTAATACGGAAGGTCAGCTCAGAACAAAAACATGGCCAGAACTTAGCAAATGGCACAATATGTTCATTGCTAAAGATTTATTTACGTATACAGCCACGGCTATATTTAGTAGCGATAAAGATTATGAAAAGACATGGCGTATTGATGCCATTCCTTGGAGTAAGAATTCCCCTGAATCATTCGCTGGTCTACATAACCAAGGTAATCGGATATTGGTTCTATTTGATGAAGCCTCTGCTATTGATGATGTCATTTGGGAAGTAACTGAAGGGGCTCTTACAGATGCTAACACTGAAATCATTTGGTGTGCCTTTGGAAATCCTACTCGTAATAGCGGACGGTTCCGTGAATGCTTTAGGAAATATAGAAAGTTCTGGAATACATATCAAATTGATAGCAGGACTGTTAAAATTTCTAACAAAACTAAGATTGAAGAATGGTTAGAGGCTTATGGTGAGGATTCCGACTTCTTCAAAGTACGTGTGCGTGGTGTGTTCCCTTCCGCATCAGATTTGCAGTTTATCTCTACTGAAATTGCTGACAAGGCACAAAAGCAAGTCTATAAGCCGGGACAATTTGAACATTTGCCGGTAATCATTGGTGTGGATCCTGCGTGGACTGGTTCAGACTCCTTAGAAATAGTAATGCGTCAAGGCTACTATATGAAGTCGCTCGCATCGATTCCTAAGAATGACGATGACTGGCGTATGGCTCAACTCATCGCTCAGTTCGAGGACGAATACAAAGCTGATGCCGTATTCATTGATATGGGGTACGGCACAGGGATATATTCTATCGGTAAGCAATTAGGGCGTAAATGGCGGTTAATTGAGTTTGGCGGTAAGAGTAATGACCCTGTGTATCTTAATATGCGTGCTTACATGTGGGGACAAATGAAAGAATGGCTTCGTGAGGGCGGTTCTATTCCACCAAATGACCAAGCCTTATACGATGATATCGTAGGGCCTGAAGCGATCATTGATAAAAATGGCCGTATTCAGCTTGAAAGTAAAAAAGATATGAAAGACCGAGGGTTGCCGTCTCCAAATAAGGGTGATGCATTAGCCCTGACCTTTGCTGCGCGGGTCGTTAAAAAAAGCGAAACAGGCAATAGGATTGTAGCTAATACAAGTTACAATCCTTTTTAATTGTAGAAAGTGAGGGATAAAGATGTGTATGAAAGGTGCATCTGCTAACTATACACCACCTGCTCCGGCTCCAACCGTTCAAACGAATATGAGCAATCAGACTGGTGAGGAAATGGCAGAAACTAAACGCAAATTCAAACGTGGATTTGAATCTACTATCTTAGGACCGTCTACAAACGGTCAGAAATCAATTTTAGGGGGATAGCATGGCGGAAATGGAATCTTTACTAGCTAGACAACCTACAGAAGGCGTTAAGCCTGTTAGGCGTGATTATACAAAGTTGAGAAAGAAGTTTTCGCAACTATTTAATGCGCAGCAACGATACGTAAATAAGTGGAAGCATTTGCGTGACTATCAGTTACCGTTTATTGGTCAGTTCGACGGTGAGGAAGACCAATCAGAACCTTACAACGGTAAAATCCTAAACCCTGTAGCTTGGGAATCTTGCCAGATATTCGCTAGTGGTGTTATGAGTGGTTTAACACCTCCGAGCCGTAAGTGGTTTAAGCTAACGATGGAAAACATCGACGTAGCAGCGAATAGCCAAGTTGCGGAATTATTGGATGAACGAGAGGAAATCCTATATGCGGTCCTTGCTAAATCCAATTTCTACAGCGTAGTTCACCAAGTTTATATGGAATTGCCTATGGGGCAAGCACCTATGGGGATATTTGCTGATAGTGAATCTGGTGTTCGTTTCACATCTTATCCGATAGGAACCTATGCTATCAGCACCAACAGTAAGGAAATCGTAAATATCTTTGGTCGTAAATACAAAATGACAGTAGATCAGATTGTCGAACAGTTCGGATATGAGAATTGTCCGGATAACATAAAGAATATTTACGATAACGGAAATAGCTTGCAACAATCATTCACAGTCAATTGGTTGGTTGAGCCTAACAAAGACCGTAAGGATAAGTTAGGACGTCGCAATATGCCGTATTCGTCCATCTACTGGGTAGAAGGCAGCAACAGTGATGAGGTCTTGTATCATGGCGGTTTTGAAGAATGGCCAATTCCAATCGCTAGACATACGTCAATGGACTTGAATGGTTACGGCAAAGGTGCCGCATGGTTTGCTCAACCAGATTCACAAATGTTGCAGAAGTTGGAATTCGATTATCTAACAGCCGTTGAATTGGGCGTTAAGCCTCCAATGCAAGCGCCATCTGATGTAATTAGTACGGTTAACTTATATCCGGGCGGTATTACGGAGATTGAAGGACAACATAAGGTTGAACCGATGTTCGCTGTGCAGTCTAATTTGCAAGACATTCAAAACAAGATAGCAGTTACAGAGGATTCAATCAAGAGAGCCTATAGTGCGGATCTGTTCTTGATGTTAGACCAAATCGACAAGGGCCAAATGACGGCTCGTGAGGTCATGGAACGCACTCAAGAGAAATTGCAACAGTTAGGCCCTGTGGTTGAACGGTTACTATCTGAGTTCTTGAATCCGATTATTGAACGTGTGTATGCGGTCCTAGATCGTGCCGGTGTGTTTCCACCTGTTGAGGATGAGGAACTTCTAGACCAATTAAACGGCCAAGAGGTGAAGATTGAATATATCTCACCATTGGCCCAAGCGCAAAAGATGAGTTCGTTGGTAAACATCGAACAGTATTTTGCGTTCATCATGTCTTTGGCACAGGCTAATCCTAACATCGTTAACAAATTCAACTTTGAGGAAGCGGCCAATACATACGGCGTAAATCTTGGTGTACCGGCTAAGATTATTCGTTCCGATGATGAATATCAAGAAATCCTAGCACAGCAAGCACAGGCACAAGCTGAACAGGAACAGCAACAACAACTTATGCAAGCGGCTCAATTGGCACCGGGAATGGCGCAAGCAGCTAAGCAAGCAACAGACGCCGCCAATGATGGCAACCCTGCATTACAGAGTTGGCTAGGAATGGACGGTGTTTAGATGAAAACAATTAAAGATTATATGCAAGAGCGAGATATGCAAGCTCTTAACCACGTACTTAGCACAGAGCTAGGTAGGTGGTTTTTTTGTCGCTTAATGGATCGCTCAGGCATATTGAAGCAATCGTTCACTGGCAACAGTGAGACATATTTTAACGAAGGAAAACGAAAGGTAGGGCTGTTATTCCATGGGGACCTAAACAAATTAGGAGTCGATGGGGTTAAACAGTACCACCAAGCACAGCTCGAATATATTGGGCAACAAGAATATTTTAATAGTTTAGTCGATAAGGAGAAACAAAATGGCTGAAGAAATTATGGGTGCTAACAATAACATGACTGGCAATGAACCGGGCGCAAATCCGGACCTAAACAATCCTACGCCACCTACTGAACCACCTGCTAATCCAAATGGTGAAGGTAGTAATCCATCTGTACTAGGCGGTGATAATACACCACCTGCTGAACCAACGGTTTATGACTTCAAAGAGGTGTTCCCTGAAGGTACTGAGCTTGACGAAACTGTATCCGCTGACTTTAGTAAACTGCTTAACCAAGTCGGTGCTACACAGGAGCAGGCGGTTGAACTAGCCAAGTTTGGCAGTCAGTACGCACAGAATATCTTAACTGCTTATCAAGAGCAGCAAGAACAAGCGATTGTTGAAAAGCACCAAGCGGATTATGAAAACGCCAAAAAGGAATTAGGCGGCAAATTCGATGAAACTGTAGCCCTCGCAGGTAAAGGCATCGAAGCACTAACTAAAGCAGTGCCGGAATTACGTCAATTACTTGTTGATAGTCATATCGACAACAACATCAACATGATTAAGGTATTTGCTGCTGTTGGTGAAATGGTTCAAGAAGACCCGGGGGTGGGCAATTCTAAAGGCAGCCACGAAATTACAAACGAACAACAATTGGCTGAATCTATTTATGGCGATATGAAGAAATAAGGAGAAATTAAATGGCAATTGGAACATTAAATCCTACTCTACTTGATGTAGCACAACGTGTAAAAGGTGATGGTCATCTCGATAAAATTGTTGAAATGATGAACCAAACAAATGAAATTTTAACTGATATGACAATGCTTGAAGGTAATCTTCAAACTGGTAATATGACTACTATTCGTACTGGTTTACCAAAGGCAACTTGGCGGTTATTCAACAGCGGTGTAAATCAAGACAAATCCAAAACAGCACAAATCACGGATGCCTGCGGTATGCTTGAGGCTTATGCAGTTGTTGACCGTAAATTGGTGGATATTTCTAACAATGCTGCTGAATTCCGCTTGCAAGAAGATCGTGCATTCTTGGAATCTATGAACCAAGAAATGGCATCTACTTTATTCTATGGTTCTAAATCTGAACCTGAAAAATTTATTGGGTTAGCACCACGTTACAATGATAAAACTGCTCGCTCCGCTGAAAACCTTCTTGATGCAGGGGGTACCGGTAATCAATTGACTTCTATTTGGCTTTGCGTATGGGGCCCTAATACTATGTATGGGTTTTATCCTAAAGGTGGTAAAGCTGGCTTCACAATGGAAAATGATGGTGTAGTTGATGCACTTGATGGTGAAGGCAAGAAGTATAAAGCATATCAAACTCATTATTCTTGGGATTTGGGTTTAACAGTCCGTGACTGGCGTTATGCTGTTCGTATTGCGAACATTGATGTATCTAAACTTACAAAAGATGCATCTGCAGGCGCTGACCTTATCGACTTGATGATTGATGCGGAAGAAAAAATTCCTAACCTTGGTATGGGTCGTCCAGTTTGGTATATGAACAAGACTGTTCGTGGTTTCTTACGTAAACAACTTAACAAAGGTCATCAATATCAAACTGCAGCAGGTAAAGAACCGGGCAAAATCGTTGTTGATTTCAATGACGTTCCAGTACGTCGTACTGATGCATTAATTATTGGTGAACAACAAGTTAAATAATAGGGGGTAACCAAGTTATGATGATCGATAAAGAAAATGTATTTTTCTGGAAGAAGGCTATTACAGCTAACACAAACTCTGAAGTAGTAATGAATGGTGAAGGGGGCGACGCTGTTGTCGCTCCTTGGCTTGTCATTCGTATTGATGCAGATGTAACCGGTACAGGTTTATTCAATGTCTATACTTCCGATAAGGAAAATATGGCTGATGCTAAATTGTTGACCGGCGTTACACTTCCTGCTAATGCTAAAGCAGGCGAAGAACGCGTAATGCGTATTCCAGCTGGAGCGAAAAAATTTATTCGCATCAATGCTAATAATATGACTGCGGGTACTATTACCGCATTCCTCACATTTGATACGAATATTGCTCGATAAGGTGGTGTAATTATGTTAGTAACAACTAAACAAAAAATGTATTTAACGATGCACGGCCTTGTTGATAAAGGTGAAACAATTGATATTCCGGAAGATGTAATTAATGATTTCGGAAAAGATTGTTTTGAATTTGTAGGTGAAGTAAAGCCTAAAGGTACTGAAACAGAGCCGGGTAACAAAACTCCACCAGATGAAAACACTGGCAATGAAAATCCACCAGATGAAAACACTGGGGACGAAAAGCCTAAGAAAACAAGCAAAAAGAAAACCGATACTACGGAAGAATAAGGGACAATATGAGGGGTGCTTATGCATCCCTCTATTACCATATAGGGGGAACCATGACACCTACTGATATCTGTAATCAAGCACTCGCATTAATTAATGCAGGACTACTTTATTCGTTTGAAGAAGAAACAGAGCAAGGCCGTCAATGTCGTATGCAATATGACCCAACTAGACAGTTGGTATTACGGCAATTTGAATGGAATTTTGCTCGAAAAAATGAAAGATTGGTATTATCCGCTCATAAAATTAATGGGTGGAATTATGTATATGCGTATCCGGAACGATGCATTCGGATATTAGGAGTTATTCCACAAGGCGATCGCTTCCATGCGGAATCGCAACCAGAATACAACATATTTAATATTGGAAATAACAAAAAATGCATAGTGAGCGATGTGCCACTAGCATTCATTGATTATATATATGATGTAACAGATTTAGATGTTTGGGATTCCATATCCTTGTATATGCTGCAGTGTAAATTGGCTAGCGCATTAGCTATGCCATTAACTGGCGATAGAGGATTGTTTGACCAAGCATACAAATTGTATCAAGCTGCCGTTCAAGAGGCAAAAGGTATGAATGCTAAAGAACGCAAGCAAGATACAGTATATATATCCAGTTATGTGAAAGCGAGGGATTGGTAATGGGTAATCCTATTTATATATCACAATTAGCTTTTACAACTGGTGAAGTATCACCGGATGTATCGAGCCGTTTTGATTTAGAGCAATATAAAAGTGCTTTATTAGAGGCGGAGAATGTAGTTATTCGTCCATATGGAGCCGTTGCCAAACGTCAAGGGAGCCAATATGTAGGGCAAGTTAAATATAGTGACAAGCCAACACGATTATTTGAATTTACTACAAATACTAATAATTCCTTCATGCTCGAGTTTGGCGACAAATATATTCGTGTGTGGAATTATGGTGTTTATACTGGCATTGAAGTTACAACTCCTTTTACTAGCGACATCTTGTTTGATTTGAATTGTAGTCAATCCGGCGATGTTATGTTCATCTGTAGTGGGAAATATCCGATACAGACATTATCTAGGTACAGTGATACTGATTGGCGACTTGAAGCCTACAAGTTAACGGAACAGCCGTATGACACAATCAATACAGATGTTAACTCTACCGTAACAGTAACGGGTGATACGATACGTTCTAGTAAGGATCTATTCAATGCTGATATGGTGGGAATGGTCATGCAACTAGGCTATTTTGTTGCGGCCGTTCACACTAAAAATACTGGGACAGTAGTTGAAAAAAAAGAAAAACGGTCATTTATGGGCGGCTTTAATAAATGGAATGAGTACAACAACATTAATTACAATGTAGAATCCTATTCCACAGACCAAGACCTAGCTTGGAAATTTACAACGCATGGGACATGGACTGGTACCGTAAAACTACAAATCACCACAAATAATGGGACGACTTGGAAAGATTATCGCACGTATTCATCTAATAATGATTACAACGTAACCGATGCTGGCAAGATTGAACCAAATGCAAAATTGCGTATTCAATCAGACATTAAAAGCGGTGAATGTAATGTTGACCTTTCAATTCTTCCATATACCACATGGGGCATTGTCGAATTTAAAGAATTTGTGGACTCCAAAACTATGAAGATTAATATCTTGAATGGTATCGTTGAAAACGAAGCCACCTCTAAATGGAAGATGGGGAGTTGGGGCCGTAGTAACGGATATCCTAAGCTATGCACCTTTTATCAAGACCGTTTTGTAGTGGCCGCAACAAATAAAAATCCTAATTATATTTGGATGAGCCGGACTGGTGATTATCCAAACTTTGGCGTTGAAAAGGTAGAGGGGACTATCACAGATGATAGTTCGATTACCTTACCTGTGATTAATCGTAAAATGTACGAGATTCGTCATCTTGTACCGGCTAATGATTTAATCATTCTTACAAGCGGTAATGAATGGATTGTAAGCGGCGATAAAACGATTACTCCTACCAACTGTAATTTAAAGACACAAACCCAACGAGGAGCCTTATCGTGCGAACCGCAATTTATTGGCAACCGTTGCGTATTCGTACAAGAACGTGGTGGAACTGTTCGTGATATGGGTTACTCTTATGAGAGTGATAACTATACAGGGCAAGACCTCACGTTATTTGTTAAGACACGTGTTAGAGGGTATTTAACTATAACCAGTGCGTATGCGCAAGATCCAGATAGTATTATTTACTATATCCGAAATGATGGGGAGATTAATTGCTTAACCTATATCCCAGAGCAAAAAGTTTACGGATGGTCACATTTTGTAACCAATGGTAAATATCTATACTGTGAATCCGTGTCTGAAGGCGAACAGGACAGTTTGTACACACTTATTGAGCGCACATTACAAGGCAAAAAGGTGAAGTGTATCGAGCGTATGGTGCCGCTATATTCTGATGATGTGAATGTATTCCTTGATTGCTATGTAGAATTTAAGTCGAGTAATGCAATTGATAGTATTAACATTCCTCATTTGAGTGGTCAATCTGTGCAAGTAGTGATTGATGGTAAACAACAACCGGATGTGGTTGTACCAGATGATGGCTTATTACAATTAAACGTCAGTGGTAGCAATATCAAAATCGGATTGCCATTTACCTCTAAAATTCGTATTCCATCAGTAGAAATGCAAATGCAAGATGGAACCTTGCAAGGTCGTGTAGCTACGGTATCAAGAGTAGTATTACGAGTTTATAAATCGTTTGGCGGTAAAGTTGGTCGTACATTTGGCCGTATGGATGATATTACATTACCACCGAATGAATTATTCACAGGTGATAAACCTGTAATTCTACCTAAAATGGGAACAAATTATTCAACAGATACATCGATATGTATTAAGCATAGTGATCCATTTCCATTTAATTTATTATCAATAACTCGCATAGTTGAAATTGGCGGAGGACTAAGAGATGTACCGGGACTTTAAAATTGATGAAATTGAGCCTACACGGCGAGATAAATTGATTCATGACCTAGAAGTCAACCTAAGGACAATAGACGCCATAGAAGTCCAAGAGGTGAATCGTTTATACCCTTTTAAGGATTTCTGTTCCGAGATTTGTAAATCCGATTATGATAGCCATGTTGTCGTAGAAGACGATGTGGCTATTTGCGTATATGGGATTGCAAAAGAACCGGTTAACGGAATGTATGGGATTTATTTTCTAGGCAATAAAGTATTAGAAAACGATATGCGGTGGCAGATGCGTTTTATCAAGTTAAGCAATCAAGTCATCGCTGAATGGTTAGAAACTCGTGAATGGCTATTTAATTATGTCCATACAACTAACATTAAGACGAAACGATGGCTCGAATCGATTGGTGCCGTGATTCATCCGACTGTAAAAGTTGGGGACTTGGAATTATTTACATTGAGAAAGGAAGATTTTATATGTGCTTACCCGCAGCGGCAATCTTAACCGCAGTTAGTACTGGCGTCGGATTGATTGCTCAGAATCAACAGACAAAAGCACAATCTGCTATGTATAACGCACAGGCGCAAGCGGCTGAGGCTAACAAGCGAATATCTGATAGGAAACAAGAACAAATTGCAATGCAACAGTTGCAAGAACGGGACAAGATGGATAATCGTATGCGCCTTGTAGCCGGAACGAATGCAGCTGAAGCAGGGGCAGGTGGATTGCAAATGGCAGGGTCCCCATTACAGTTAATGGCATCCAGTTATGATGAATATAACAAAGACATCTACAACTGGGAACAGAATAAAAATAATGCTATTTACAACGAGTATTTGAACGGTATGAACTATCAGAACGAAGCTAATGCCGCACGTGCTTCTGCTAAAAATGCACGACGTCAAGGTAATTTGGCAATGGTAGGTAGCATTCTTGGTGCCGCATCATCTATGTATAGTATTAAACAGCAATATGCTAAACCTAAAATGACGACTACATATGGTGGTGACCCTGTAGGATACACAGATAAGGGACCTGTGGTAACAGTTAAGCGTGATTACAAAATGAGGTAGGATATGAAATTTGCTAGTTATGATCCGACGCAAAAACTGAATACGATTCAAGGCAGTACACAAGCTTCCGGAAATGAAATAGCATATGGCGGCAATGTGAGCGGTCTGAATGCCATGAATAAAGCCTTGCAAGAGGCAACTAATACATGGGAAGAAATCGATAAACGAAAGGATTATATCGATGTAACCAATGCTATCAATGAGTTCAATAATAGTACTAACCAATTACTGAATGATGATAAAGATGGGTTGATGAATCGTAAAGGGATGAATGCTCAATCTATATTGCCTGACTATAATGCCGGTGTAGATAAAATACAACGTGAAATCATGGGGAAATATAAATTTAGAACCAATGATGCTATTAATGCCTTTACGAAAGCTGTTGAAACGTCTAAAACGACTGATTACAATAACATATCCAAATATTCAAGAGGTCAATATGAAACGGCGTTAAGTACAGCTACGCAAAATCAAATTACTAACCTTCGTGATTCTGCTATTCGGTCTGACAATATGACTGACCAAATGAAAACAATTACATTGATGGGTGATTTGTATAGGTCTACTGGCAAGGAATTGGGACTGGATGATGAGCAAATCAATGAAAAAATCCGTGCTAATACAGATGAGACAGGGAAGTATTTACTCGATAGGGCTGTTGCAGAAAATGATTCCACCAGAACAGAAAATCTAATATCGTCATTAAGTGGCGTGGTTAGCGAAAGTGTATTGACTCCATATAAAAAGATGTCTAATCAAATGAATATCAACAAATTAGTTAATGATGACAATACATATGCTAAGTTATATAAAATGTATGGCCATGATTTAAACGCTGGCATGAATAGTGCTGCTATGTATGTTAGAGCAAAGATGGAAACCCAAAATGAAGAGGCATTAAAAAGTGGTGCTGGTGCTGACACACATTTATGGGGTATTGCTCAATATATCTCTAAAAAATATGGATATAACGCTGAAATGGTGTATCGTCAGCTTTTCCACGAAACAGGCGGTAGTGCTAACTTTGGTAAGTTACAAACAGAAAATAGAAACTATGCAGGGTTAACACAATCAGAACCAAACGGTGAAGAGAATCGTCAACGAGATGATGGCACTAATTATTACAAGGTATATAAAACGGATGAAGAATTTGCAGATGATTATGTGCAAAGTTTTTTAAGACATTATGATGGGTTAAAAGATGTTTCAGATGTAGATACATGGGCGCATATTCTAAAAGCAAATTCTTATTATACTGATTCAGAAGCTAATTATTCAGCAGGTATGAGAAATGCTCCTATGGCTAGTGGTGGCAGTCCTAAATATTCAGAGGACCAAATCAAGAAAGCTGAAGATGATGCTAAGACAGCTTACAAAAATTACTATACGTTACAAGAGCAAACTAGAAAGATTGCTATTAATGATCGTTTACAAGCAGGGCAAACAATCTTAAATCAAAAGATAGCAAATGGCGATGTAAGCGGTGCGTTCCAATATGCTCAGGTTCAATTAGCAGGCGCCACAACTCCTGAAGAGCAAGAATACTGGAGTGGAAAAATGGCGAGTGAAAGACCTAAACTAGATAGAATCTATGAAAAAGGTTTAAAGATGACCGCTCAAGAAAAATGGGGGATTAAGCAATATGCTAAATCTCATACTTACGAACAGACACGTGCATATGCTGAACGTGTATTGCCTAATAAAATCATGGATGATGAACTTGATGCATCGTTACTTGAAATTGATGATAACAACAAGAAAGCTAGCAATATCGATTTAACACCATATGAATACAAATTAGCTGATGTTATGCCAAAAGATAAGACATTAGCAGGTAGCTTTAAGTATGGTGTTAAACAAGAAATGGCTGGGCGTATTGAGGAATTTAAGGTTAAACATCATAGACCACCTACAGATGCGGAAAAAGATGAAATCTTCGATGCTGCAGTAGCTACTAATACATTACGTAGTACAAGCAAGCCATTCTTTGGTGATGGAGATGATTATTCCTCGACAATCAGTGGTGCAAGTAACCAAGCTATTGGTATCGTTCATGCTGAACCTGTAGGAAACCATTATATCCGAGTAACATATCGTGATGGCTCCACTCAAGATATTTACGAATCAGAATACAATGCATTACAACGGAGATATACAAATGGCTGATATTAATCAACAAGAACGTGAAGAATTTCAAGCGTTAATACATGGATACGGACAAGGCCCTCGTTCATTTACTGCTAATGCTGGTGTTCAATCTGACCCTGTAGGTGGATTAACACCAGTTGGCCAAGCTATTGGTAAAGGAATAGATACTGTATCTGATATTGCAAAAAGCACAGCAGATGCATTATCTACAATTGCCAATACTCCTATAAGCGTTACCAATAATGATGGTACAACAACAGTATCTCCATTTGGTCAACAGGGAAATACATTCCAAGCGATAGGGCAATTAGGACAATCATTGCCTAATGCTTTACCTGCCAGTTTTGTTAGTAACACAGACCGATTATTCTTATATAACAATGATCAATTACGTGCCAATGAAGCTTTGCGAATTGCCAAGACGTTAAATATTGGTGCAGATACTGTCATGTTTGGTGATGATAAAGCCTTTGAACGTGCTGACTATTTGTCTAGACGTGCAGAACGTGGCCAAGTTTTACAAGATATTTATGATGAGTTTCCAGAGCTATACAAGGTTAAATATGGCTCGCAAGCTGAAGGTATTCAAGCGTTAAACAATATCGAATCAATCAAGAATACGAAAGGTATATTTGATTCATTACAACAAAGCATTTGGGCAATGAATGACCAAATGAAATTGGGCGATGTTGGCTTTGCCTTAGCTTATGAATCTGACCCACAAAAGATTAGCGAATTAACTGCTGAAGTTAATCGATTACAAAATAACTTGCAAAATTACAGACGGCCAGATGGTGGTAGCCCATTGCAAGAAGTATTGGGTTCAACCGCTAGTCAAATTTATATGATGGGCAAGCAAGGCGGCACAGGTGCTATTGTAGGCGGTGTTATTGGTGGTATTGGCGGTGGTGTAGTTAGTGGTGGCTCTGCTGCCATACCTACTGCCATGACCGGCGCTAAATGGTTAGGTTCTGCTGATATGGCATATGAGATGTATAAGATGTCCTTTGGCAACAAATATCTTGAGTTGATTGGGAAACGTGATCAAAAGGGTAATCGAGTATATTCCAATGAGGAAGCAAAAGAGTATGCCATGTCATTTGCGGCTATCGATGCTGGCATTGAATTCGTGGCGACTCGTGCTATTGGTAAAGCTGCATCTAAAATCGCTCCTAAATCCTCATTTGCTAATGCAGTTTCAAGAGGGACTAGTAATGCAGCTGAGACATTTAATCGTGGTATTGGTGTTACTGCTGCACAGGTAGCCAAGACTTCTATTAAGGCTGGCGCTCCAGAATTATTCGAGGAAGGTCTACAAGATGTAAACGAAAAGTTACAGCATAATTTGTGGCGTAAATCGAATGATCAAGAAGGTTCATATTCTGCAGGTGCTATGTTTGTTGGTGCCGGAGAGGCTATGTGGCAAGCACTACCTGCCGTTGTTGGATTTGGCGTAATTGGTGGCGGCGTTAGTGGTGTACGCACCATGAAAGCTTTTAAAGACTTTCAAAAGTTATCACCGGAAGAACAACATATGGCTGTTATGGAAGAACAAAACCGTAATGGTCATGTTATCATGCAGAACCTTAAAAACGATGCTGCGGCTAATAATTTGGCAAAAGAAAACCCTGAGCTCTACGGAAAAATTGTACAAGCTCAGGGTGATAATATAGGCGTGTCTACTGCATACGTTAATGTAAATGAAATGGCTGAAACCGAAGAAGGGCAAGCGGCTATTCGTAATATGGTAGATGCAGGATTGGTAACACAAGAGGATGTATCCAAGGCAATTACTGCTGATTCTCCGATTGAAATTCCAATTGGCTCGTATGCACAATTAAGCGGTGGCTTGTCGGAAGAAACGGTTAAAGCATTGGAAGAATCCTCTTACTTTACACGTGGTGGTCTTTCCATGAAAACTCTTGAACGTGCAAAAGAAGAAGTGCATGCTATGAAAGACCTTGTTAAAGATGATACTGAAAAACGTGCAGAACGTGTTAAGAATGATATTATTCGTTCCTACTTTGATGAAGTATCCAATGTAGACAAGGAAATGCTTGATGTGGTTCTTGCGGATCCAACACACATTAAACAAACATTTAATAATGTGTATAAAGAATTAACCGAGGAATACAGGGAACAATATACAAGCGATTTCGATGCTATGGATACTGATTTAGAAACGGCACGTACTAGCGGTGTAAATCCTATATGGTTAGGCGATAACAAACCGCCACGTTCTAATTCGGAGCGTAGACGAATGGCTTATCAATCTAGCCTTGCTCGTACGCAAAATGCATTGGCAGATAATCCAGAAGCACTTAATCAGGCAGGTGCCCATTATGCTGATATGGAGCATACACTCAAACAAATTGAATCGCTAGAATCCATGCGAGATAAGTTGTTTGAACTTGCAGATAATGATATCGCTTTACGTATGCAACTATCTAAATCCGGGTATGAAGTGTATCAGTCCTTAAAGTCGATAATGAGCGATGCGAGTGTTGACCGTAAACAACGTGATACGGCGGAAGCTAATGCATTGCTTATGGCACAACATGCTGATATTATGGCTGATATCATGCGACGTGCAGGGCGTGGTAACTATACGGCTATGGATTATTTTAATACTGTTCGTATTGATATGAAAGGCGAACTAAAAGGGCAAAAAGGATTAAATCAAGTTAAACAAAGCGATGTCAAATTGGCAAAAGACCAAGCGGAATGGGTTCACACATTAAAAGAATATAATCCTAAATCCAATGCATTTGTTAAGATAATGGACACACCATTAGTATTACAAATGATTGGAGGTCTTGACTACGACGTTGTAATTAAACAATCTAAAATTGCGGATATACAAGTGAAGCATCCGGAAATTACGCTAAACGAAATGGAACAACTTCCTTTTGCATTAGCTGACCCTGTTGCCATCTTTAAATCAAGCACGGTAAAAGATAGTATTGTGGTTATGGCGGAAATGAAAGCCGATAACGGATTAAATGTTGTGATTCCAATGCAATTAAATAAAACCAAGCGTAATAACACGATTGTGTATAGCTTGGTTAATAGTGTGTATACAAAAGATACGGTAGAGAATAAATGGTATCAAGATTACTTGGAAAATCCTGAGTTTGGTACGCCGTTATATATAAACGAACAAAAAGTCACTAATTGGTATCTGGCAGAGGGGCTCTCATTGCCCCAAGCGAAATACCACATTAGTGACTTCTTTGATGTAAGTATACCAAACGAAAAAGATTTAGACAAGCTCCGAAAACAACATAATTATCAATACTATCAAGCTGCATGGCATGGTTCACCACATGATTTTGATGAGTTTGATTTAGGCGCTATCGGGAGTGGTGAGGGCAATCAAGCACATGGTTGGGGATTGTACTTTGCTAAAGATAAGAAGATAGCAGAAAATTATAGGGATATATTAGGTGCAAATAGCATAGAGATTGTTACTGAGAAAACAAAGTATAAAATAAATGAAGATGCAGAATGGTATGATGAGAAAACAGGAAATGTTATAAGCGATGAAAACCCTTTGTCTATGGCTCTTACTGAAATTGCGGAAGTAGGGAGTAACGATAAGGCAATTAAAAGTTTACATAAATTTATAGACTCAAAGAAAGGGAAAAATACTCAATTTGTTATATCACAAACAAAAAGAGCTGTAGAAGCAATTAAGTTATTAAAAGAAAGTAAATTTACTAAACAAGAATGGAAGTCCATTTTTAAAGTAGAAATACCAAATGAAACAGAGTTATTACCAGAGCAATATCCTATTTCTGGATATAGTCGATATGTAAGAGATAGCTTGAAAAACGGATTACATAAAATGCCAGAAGAACAACTGGAACGTTTTACAAGTCTATTAATTAAATATCACAAAGGGGCTATTATTGGTGATGAATGGACAAATAAATACACACACTTTATGGATGTAGGGTACATAATATCTGAACTACATAACAAAAATAAAACAATAAATGACATCAATAAAATTCAAAAAAGAAATATTGATAGATTTTTGAAGTCAGTAGGTATAGATGAAAATATTGATACCATAGCTGGTAATGAAGATTTATTGGAAGCTGTGTATAAAAAGTTTAGATATGATCTATATTCACAATACGAGAAAGAAAAACAGTTAGAACGAGAACGTGAAGAAAAAGCTATCTCGAATGTTAAGACTGATGTATATGGTGCATTAGAGAAAACAAATATTGATGGTAAACAGCTGTATTCATTCTTATCTCATGCACTTGGTAATGATGAACATTTTAATCTTCATAATGTGAAAAATGCTAAAAAGGCTAGTGAATTTTTAAATAGTATCGGTATAAAAGGCATATACTACGATGGCGAACAAGACGGACGATGTTATGTAGTATTCGATGACAAAGCAATACAAGTCATAGAAAAATACAATCAATCTATCAATGGTATGACGCAAATTAATAGTCCTACAGACCGCCTTATTCAAATCTTCAAAACGGCTGACCGGTCAACATTTCTCCATGAAATGGGCCATGTGTTCTTTGATGATATTAAGAACTTAGCTGAAATGGAAAACGCTCCAGAACAACTTGTAACGGATTGGAACAAGTTGAAAGAGTGGTCTGATTGGGATGATACACAAGGTGCTAATAATACTAAAGCACATGAAAAGTTTGCTCGTGGATGGGAAGCTTATTTACGTGAAGGTAAGGCACCTACTAAAGGACTGCAACGTGTGTTCAGAATGTTCTCAAAGTGGTTAACTCGTATCTATCGTGCGGTGACACGACTAGGCGGATTGCCACCTAAGGAAATCCAAGACATCATGGCACGTATGATCGCTACCCAAGAAGATATTGATGCTTACACAAAAGAACAGGCACTTGAACAATTTGAATCTAGCAAGTTATTTAAACAGCTCGATGAAGCCGAACAAGCAAAGGTTCAAAGCCATATTGCCGACGTCGGAGAAATGGCGAAAGAACGTGTCATGAAGCGGTATATGAAAGAATTAGAAAGTCGTCCAATCAAAGAATGGAATGATGAAAAAGATTCTATTCAAGCTGATATTGAAAAGCGTTTAATGGAACAGTATCCAATATATAAAGACCATCAACGTTACAATGCATTTGGCAAAAATGCATTAGCCAATACTCGATACAGTACGTTAAAAGAATTAGAAGCTGCTGAACGTGAGCAAACAGGATTTACATTTAATGAAGCTGTTAATCAAGCTATGGAATCTGCAGAGCAAACATTCATAGAGGATAACCATATTGGTAAATCTAATATTGAAATCGCTGAGGAATGGATATTATCATCAGATGGTCAAATGAAATTGACTGAAGAGGAAGCTAAAATCATCAAATCGCAAACCAATCGTGACCTTGCGAAGAACTGGGAATTACTCGATAAGTTAAATCGACTTGACCCTAATTCAGAAACAATCGAATCTGATTTAGAAATAATCGAAAAAGAGTTAACAAAAGAGCAAAAACTTCGTAAAGAAAAAGCAAAAGTTGATAAAGAGCTTGGTTCTGTTTCTAAAGAGTTGGATAAAGCTAATGATGAAATCGAGCGACTAAAAGAACAACAAAAAGAATTACAGGAACAAACAAGTAAAAATCAAGCTGAACTTAAAGATGAGAAGAATGAGTTAAGTAAACGTCTGACAATTGTTACAAATCGACTTGATAGAATAATCGAACAAAAAGAGCGATTAGAAGAGCGCATGTTAATAAGATTAGACAATCAGTCGTTAAGCGCACAAGAACGTATAGAACAATTAAAAGATTTACTTCAAGAACGTATTAATAATGTACGTGCTATTCGTGATAGTGGCGTAGGTGTGATAAGTGATTATATGAACCGTGCTAGACAGGAATTAGGCGATTTGACCTTATCCCAAGCTAGCCAATATAAGAAGTATCAAAACCAAGCTATTCGTGAAGGTAAGCGTGCTGATAGGGCATTGGCAGTCAATAAACTGGAAGAGGCACTACAAGCTAAACAATTGCAACTTTTAAATCAAGCAAGGGCTCGTGTTGCGTTTGACAATGCGCTCCGTATTAAGAAGTTACGAACTAAGCTGCTTGATAATCTCAACAGAATGACACGTCCTAAAAATCCTATTGCTATTGAGCCAAACATGCGTTACTTCTATGCTCATATGGCATACCAAATGGGGTTAACTAAATATGATGGACTAGAACCAGTAGACGGCTTTAATATGAATGCCGTTATTAATGCATTGGATCCTGATGCGGATATTCTAGGTGACCAAAGCATTACATTCCTTGACCCATGGATTGTGCAACTATTCTACGGTAAAACACTTATGTCATTTAAAAATCTAACAGTGAGTCAGTTGAACACACTGGAAGAATTAATGACAGGCATGTATAAGAATGGTCGCAATGCTTATGAAGGCTCGACTATCCTTAATGATAAAGGTGAATCGATTACATTTGATGATGCAGTTGATGGCATATTAACGGAAGCAATAGATACTTTTGGCAAAGTTAATGGGAATGTATTTAACGCACAAAACAATCAAACTGGTTTGGAAGCCGTTGCAGGACTTATTAATAAAGGAAATCTATCCTTGCTTAAAGTTGAAACATTCTTGCGCCGATTAGGGCCTAATGCAGTGAAATACATATATGACCCTATTAGTCGAGCAACGCAAGAGTTTAATGAACGCAAGGAAGTATCCATGCGGCGATTAGCTAAAGATGTATCCTCTGTATATGGCAAACGTGAATTATTCAACATTCGGAATAAGCATATGTACGATGTTGGGGAATTACGCAATTTAACCAAAGAGCAGGTCATTGCATTAGCATTAAACTGGGGGACAGAACGTAACCGACAACGGGCAATGGAAACAGCCAAGGTAACTGAAGTTGAAATGGAAAAAGCCTTTCAAGAAATTCTGACTGATAAAGATTGGGAATTTATTATCCGAACATGGGATCATATCAATTCCTTCTTTACTGAACGTAGCAAAGTCCAAGAGGAACTTTACGGAAACCCATTGAAAAAGGAAGAAGGCATAACATTCTCTATTGGTGGTAGAACTATCGTTGGCCAGTATTACCCAATTGTGTATAACCCAGAAGTTAATGCAAGTATATCTGACAAAGAAGTAGAAGATATTGCTAAGACTATGGTTAGTAGTAATGCGATATTAGGGACTGGTATGAGTGCTACTAAAAGCCGTTTGGATGTGGTTAAAGATAAGTCATTATTGCTTGATTTTGACGTTATTCCTAAGACTATTACCGAATCAATCAATCATATAACTATGCGTAAAGCTGTGACTGATGTGAATCGATTAGTAGCCAATAGAGAGTTCCAAAACTATATAGTTGAAAAATTTGGAATGAATACTTATCAATTTATACGGACTTGGGTTCGTGATAATTGGAAAGATGAGGCAGCTAAGATGGATGATGTTGGTAAAATCTTAATGTTCCTTAAACATAATGCAACAATAGCTATTATGTCTGGACGTGCATCCGTTGCAATTCAAAACGCCTTAAACATTCCTGTTGCTGTATATCGTATTGGTGCCGGTAATGTACTTCGAGCTATTAACCATGCAGGAATAGGGTTCTATGGTCATGGTACAGAAACCTATAATAATACTCGTGATTTTGTTATGGAGCAATCCATATTCATGAGGGAACGTATTCAAACATTGGATAAAGACCTCAAGAAAGGATTAACTATCCAAGGAAAGGGGCTCCGGATTAATGATAAGAATATCGGCGGGTACAAGTTTGAAAAAGGCGCTGAAATCCGTGACGAAATTAATAATATGGGATTCCGGTTGCTCACAGAAACAGACTTTGCATTATCCATACCAGTATGGAAATTTGCTTATGATCAAAAGGTTGCCGAACTTCAATCCAAAGAAGGATTAAGTACTGAGTGGATTAATCAACAAGCGATTGAATCAGGCGACAAAGCTGTTAGGGATATATTCGGAAGTGGCGATACTAAAGACGCCGCAGCTATTCAACGTTCACGGAATCAATGGGTTCAATTATTCGTTCCCTTCTACTCATACGCCAACACTTTATACAATATCATCGCTGAATCGTGGTATATCGGCAAAGATAAAGGGGATTGGATGCCTTTTGCAAGAGTGTTATGGTGGGGGATTATATCACAAGCAATTGGTATGGTGGTTTATAAAGCACTAACAAATGGTGACGATGATGATCCAGAATCTATCGCCAAGTCTTTTGCAGAAGAATTTGTACAACAGGGAACCATGGGGATTCCATTAGTAAGAGATATAGCCACTATGGGTATGAAATTTATTTTAGGTGAACGCCCATACAATAAAGGCAATACCGTCATGGGATTAAGTATCTTTGAAAAATTGTGGGATACTGGTCAAGCTATTTCTAGTGACAATAAGGATTTCGTAGACGTTGGCCGTTCGCTCAGTCAGGTTTCTAACCGTATAACTGGTTTTAGTGATACCGTAACCGATGCCTTCTGGACATTGTTGCGTGTAGGGCTAACTGATACGGATGCCAAGATTGAAGATGTATTCATGTCGATTTTGTTAGACAAGCGTTTAAAGACTAAAAAAGAAAAGAATAAGAAACAATAAAAATAAGGACTACCTACAATTAGGTAGTCCTCTTTATATGCAAAGAAAGGCGGGATATTGTGATTCCACAAGTCAGCAATCCAACAGTTCAATACCAATGTGATGGACAGAATAAGACTTTTATTTGGCCGTATGACTTTAATAATATTAAAGACATTAACCTTATTCTAGTTGATGGAGACGGACGGCAAACAGAGCAAACAGGAAATATTCTTTATGACGCTCAAAATAAAACCTTAACATATCCAAGTATTGGTGAGCCATTGCCAGCAACTCATAAGGTTATTTTAATTAGACGTACTCCAATTTCACAAACTACAGGATTAGCCAATAAATGGCCTTACAATCATATTGAAGGTATGGGTGATAAAGTTATTCTAATTCTTCAGGAAATGAAAGAACAATTAGATCGCACCTTACAAATTAATGTAGGCGCTGATGAAGACCCAAATCAAGTTGCACGTGATATTGTTGATAATTCTGTAGAGGCGGCTAAAAAAGCAATTGCAGCTGCATTAACTGCAGAGAGTAAAGCAAGCGAAGTACAAGACAATGCAACAAAGCTAACAGCCATTAACGATAATATTAATGCATTATCTCAAACGGTGGATGATAAATTGGCGACTGCAAATACAGCTCTTATCCAAAGTGCTGATACATTTGAGAAAACCCAAGTACTTGCAGATAATACGAAAGCATATGCTGCGCAGGCGGAAACCGATAAGAAAAACATTAATGATTTGGTTACAAAAGCGGATGCCATTAAGACCGATATTAATAACAAACAAATTGCTAGTGTAGGCAATGCTAAGAAAGCAGAAGATGCGGCCAAGCGTGCTGAAATAGCGGCATCGAAAGCCGAGGAAATAGCAGTGCCGGGTGGCAAGGGTATTGTAACTAAAACAGAAGCTGATGCTAAATACATTGGAAAAGAATCACTAAATGGTATTGTATCGGTTAAAGACTTTGGAGCAGTTGGTGATGGTGTAGCAGATGATACGGCTGCATTTAAACGAGCTAATGATAATCTAAAGAATAAAATTTTATTAGTGCCAAATGGGCAATATAAACTGACTGAACACTTAACTTTTAATACAGTAGGTTCTGTCATGGATATGGGAGTATATACCAACATCAAGCCATATTATCCTACAGAAACGCCAATGTTAAAAGGCGCATCCAATATCGCATTTGTAAAAAACATTGCGTATGATGCGGAAGTTAACCAATGCCAAGGTTTTACGTACAATTCTAAAAAGAATGTATTTGTACTTGCTTGTATCAATGGTGAAGGTACTAATCAAATTCTTTACGAGCTTAATCCAGACACTTTTGAAAAAGTAGGTACTTATAAATTCACGGATTCTGAGCGTCTAGGGCATTGTAATACCATGACGTACAATCGCTTTACTAATAAAATCTACATCGCAAATGGACTAAAAAACGGCAACAATTTGACAGTTATTAATGCGGATACTATGGCAATTGAAAACACTATTACATTGCAAGAAAAAGTATTCAACATTGACTATGATCCAATTACAAGGACTTATGTTTCCATTGTGCCTATTGCAGGCAATCAACGAGTTCGGACAATCAATCTATACAATGATGACTTTAAAAAGCTCAAGACTTATCAAGTAGATTATATCTATCCAGATATGAACAACAACGGAGCATTCATGCTAAATGGTGCGATTATGTCCGCAACACTAGGAAGTCTTGTCGAATGCACGCCATTCGGAACAGTTAAACAAATAATTGAAATTAACCGTGAAACTGAAATCGAAGACATTGCTTACTATAATGGCAAATTCTATTTTGCTGTGCTTACCCAAAAGCTTAACAAACGTCACCAAGTTGATATATATGTAGGCGACCCAAATTACGATTTTGAAAACTCAATCAATATGCAACGATTGAAAAACCTTGATTACTTAGGCCTTGGTGGTGGCAAGATGAAAGGCCCAATCATCATGCCAAACAATACATCTGTTCAAGTCGTGGATACTAAAGGCAGCGCTCATCATGCCGTTAAGATGTCTACTGGTGATTCTATTGAATTTGGTATGAGCGATAACCGAACTATATTTCTTGGTACCTCAATTGGTTATTATGACGCTAATAAAAACAAAATTTTTAGAATTCTAACTGAAGATGATGCATCTTCCACAGGGACACTGGTTTCTAAAAAAGATGCTGACAAATCATATCTTGGAAAAACAGGTAATCAAATAATAGATGGTCAAGTATTTGCTACTAAAGGATTTTTCTCATCTGAAGAGCCGGGGTCGATTAATTCACCAACAGGGTCTTATAAAGTTTTATTTAAACAAGCTCACAAGCAATTTAATGATGGCTCTCCAAGTGATGGAGTGGTATTTGAATATGGCGATAACGAATGGTGTGGGCAATTATTAATTCCTAATAATGGCAATCAAACCCTTTATTTTCGTGGTTGGGCAAATAATCAAGTTACTCCATGGAAAGCTGTATACGTAGATACGTTAATCAGTAAAATCACTTTTAAAAATGGCGCAGAATTGTGGGTGGAATAATGGCAGTAATAAAAACTAAGACACCTAATGGGCAAATACAAACATACAATTTAACAGATAATTCCAAGGACACGGGAGGTAATTTCTTCCGTGTCCGTTTTAATGGGAAAAACTTATATGCACGCATAGGAAGTCAAAAAACCCCACTGCATATAACAAAGCCAAATGGTGATAGAGGATATGTTCAATATGATCCTATAGGCTTTAACACATGGAAATGGGAAGCATGGCATGTAGAAAAGTTTAACAGATGGTATGTGTACTTACCAAAGGGAAAATATCGAGTAACATTCACAGCAATGACAGAAAATTCTTATGAATTAACGATTCCTACATCTAAGGATATTGAAATCACAATTACAACATCTAGAAATAATAATAACGATGATTTAATTGGGTTTAATATAGATAATCAAATTTCTAAGAAAGCATTCATCAATAGTGGTATTAAGCGTTTACTAATTGAAAGGACAGGGAACATATGATTGAAATCTTCGCTCCGCCACCACCTATTATGGTGGGATTAAATGAACATGAACTTGTACAAATATCATTAGCTATATTTTGTACTTTGATATTGGTATTTGTTGATACGATATTGCGCATCTTGGTAGAGGTGCGCAATTTTAATATCGCAACGAATAGGCCGTGTACGGTGGCCAATACTATATTGGCTATTCTTTGGCGTGGATGGGGATATGTTGAAATCAACGGCAAGAAACATAGGTTCCTAGTCAGTAATAAACTACGAGCCGATATGACGAAGAAACTTGTCAAATCATATCCTTGGTTATTTGTCTTATCGTTTATCTTGCTTACATTACCAGATGTTGAATTTATTTTCTTAGGTCGACTAGATACGTTTTTAAGCACAGGAATGTATCTCATTCCCATTGTGATTGAATTAGCATCCTGTGTTGAAAATATGATTGAACTGGAGTTGGTGGAATCGAGGTGGTTTAAACGTGCAATCGGATTAGTTAAACAGGTAATAGCATTCATTAAATCTGTAAAAGAGGCGATTAAATGAAAATCAATTATGAGGACACTATCACCTTACTTGCATTAGCAGCCGCCTTAATTATGACTATTTATCTTGAGCAAAAAGACTTGGCGAGCGTAATAGTTGGTGTATTAGGCGGCTATATTGGTGCAACTGGTGGTGTTAAGCGTTCGCAGTACATGAACGGTGGAAGCAATGACAAAGAAAAGGAGTGATGAAAATGGCAGCAGAATTAGGACAACTAAGTGCGGCATATGAAAGTAATGGGGACCCGGCTATTGTATCGACTGGTGAGGGTGATTTGGGCGGTGTATCGTATGGGGCGTACCAATTAGCAAGCAATTGCGGGAGCGTGGATGCGTTCCTCGGTTGGGGCTTGCGCCAAGAAGAAGGATTCTATAAAGATTATGCACGAGCCCTTCAAAGTGCAGGCCCTATCAATTCCGATGGATTCATTAGTAAATGGCAAGAACTAGGAACGGTGGACCCTAACGGGTTTATGGCCATGCAACACGATTACATTAAATATGCTTATTATGATGTGGCATGTAGCGAATTATCCAATCAACTATTTGATGTTAATATCCATAGTCGAGCATTACGTGACGTTGTATTCTCTGCTGCTGTTCAATATGGACCCGGTGAAGTTGTTAATTTATTCAAGGAAGCTATGCAGTATGTTCCGGGTTGGGAGCCTGATTGGAACTTATCTTATGTGAATGACATTAAATTTGACTGGGATTTAATCAATGGTGTTTATGAACAACGCAAATTGCATCCATGGAACTATGAGGGTAATCCAGATTGGTTGCGTGAAAATCTTGTCGAACGGTTCGATGCAGAGAAAACACAAGCACTAGAAATGTTTTCACAAGAAATGCAAGAAAGGGGTCTATAATGAGCCTTTGGACTTTCAAGGTATTATATTACCTAAAACGACATAAAATCCTCATAGGGGGGGTAATTTTAATTATTTTAGCTATTGTAGGGGTGTCTATATATAATTCACATCAGGTTGAAAAGCCTGTGTTATTAAAACAGGAACAAGTAAAGGATCCTGTGAAATTGGCCAATGCTATTCACGTTACCAAAGATGAGGCTAAACAAGTGGTTTTCAAGATGGAAACTGCTCAACCTGTAACCACATATTATGTGCAGGCTCCTACCGTAGAACAGGCGGCCAAACAAACGCAACAGGATATTAAACGTGAAGACCCGTCATTACCTAAAGCAGCAACAGAAAAGTCAGATAGGACTGCTGTTGTTGCTAACACCGATGAACAAAAGGTGGATGTCTACAAAATTAATTTAGATAAACCGCATAGTATATTGGCTGGTGTAACTGTAATGAATAATGGTGAGATTTATGAAACAGTAGGTTATGAGGATAAACGCTTTGAGGGGTTAGCACATTTTAAAGGTTCAGAATTTAAAGGTGCATCCGCATTAGTTAAAGTTGTGAGATGGTAGGTGATCCAAATATCTCCGAGTTGCACGGTTTGCAACAAATATGGGTAATGAATTAATGGTGATGTTATGAGTACATTGTATTTGGACGATGACATGATGCCGTACGCTGATATATTTCTAAAAGCAATTACAAATATTGAAGCCTTAGGATACTCTTTTAAACCTGATTTATTAATCCACAAATATACAGGTAGAAGCAAAAAGAGATTAGGCACGACATATTGTTATCCAAATGATGATTTTTGTTTAATTGAATTAAGTACAGATAATCATAAAGATGGTATTACTATAGATACAATTTATCACGAGTTAGCACATGCCACTATTGAGTGTCATTTTAAAGGACACGGAAAAGAATTTAAGCAAATACGAAAGAAAATTATTGATGCTTATAATATTGATATTGGTGGTGCGGTATTAAAAATGGAGTAAAAAATATGGCAAAGACATTTGAATTTAACGGAAAGACTTACAATTTTGCAGAAGATGTTCAAGTTCCGGAAGAAGGTTTATTTGAAGCAACACTAGTCGATGAAAACAACCATCGATGTGAAATGCTCTTCAGAAATGGTAAATTGTTTAGACTAACTGAATTAGATTAG